TTTTTTATGGAGATAGATGTGATGATGGACAGGCATTGAAGTTTCCAAGAAATAATTATCAGGTAGATGGTGTTGAACTAGCTTGTTCTAAAATTCCTAATCCAATTAAATACGCACAATATGAATTAGCCAGAGCTTTAGCAAACGATACAGATGCAATAACAGGAACTACAGGAAAAGACGGAAACTTTGAAGAAGTAAAACTAGGAGATATTCAAGTTAAGTACAATACTTCAAGTCAGGGAACTGGATCTATAAATAATATCCTAGATGTTTACCCATGGTTACAAAGTTACCTTGGAGCGTATATGTTAGGTGGTGCTGGCAGTTTTCAACTACGGGCGGTTAGAGGATAATGGCAGGACAACTAGATTCACTATTAAAAAACGTAGCTAAACAGGTAGTGTCTCAACTTGGAAACTCACTAGATACAACTATTGTTTACACAAGAAAATCATCAGCTTCTTATAACACATCCACTGGTGCGGTAACTAGCAGTGACACTAGCTATACAATAAAAGTTCCCGTAGAGTTCATACAATCCACAGAAGAAACAGGCTATCAAGAAAATGTAGCTAGAATATTTATAACACCTGATCTTATAGGTGATAGCCAACCATTACTTTCAGATGAAATAACTCTTACATTTTCTGGATCGACCAGAGTTACAAAAATTACAGATGTAAGAACTTTGCGTGGTGGTCAAGAATATTTATTCAGAGTTGACGTTATTTTCTAATGACTTTAGTAAACGCACGAGCAGCATTTGAAACCGCAATCAAAAACGCAGTAACAACTGCTGATAACACAGTGACAGTTGTGTTCGACAATATGCCCTTCACAACTCCAGGTAAAAACAAAAAGTATGTGATGGTAAGTCTTGACTTTACACAGTCAACAATTCAACCACAGGGAGGAGCACTTGATTACTATGGTGGATCAATAACCTGTGGGGTAATGACTCCCAAGAATAAAGGAACAGCAGATGGAGCAGCTATAGCTGAAGCTGTTATAGATGGATTGACTTCCGTAAACGCATCGAACTATTCAGATACATTTTCTGTTTCTCCCCGTGTTTCCCAGATAGCTGGACCAACTTCTGTTAGCACAGAAAGAGAAAGTCATTTTCTATCTGTAGTCAGTTGTAGTTTTACCGCCAATGCCTAACAAAGACATCTCACAGCTTTCTAAAGATTTAGAGCAAGACATGATAAGACTTAGAGGTAAAGTTGCCTCTGCGATGGTACAGGATTTACAAGCTGCTGGTCCATGGTGGACAGGTCATTTTGCTACAAGCTGGAAAATAAGTGAAACTCCAGTGGAACCAGTGACTAAATCTAAGAAAAGACAAAAGATAGATGAAGGTAAAATAGAAGGCTATGATGCCTCACTGCTTGAAGTAATGTCTGACCCTGATTACACAGGTAGTGTGTACGATCAAATAAAAACTACCAGACGACTACCAAAAAGAAAAAGACCCAAAAAAGTACCCTTAGAAAAAGATTTATATGTAGGTAACGAAGCTGAATATGCTGGTTTCGCTGTAAATAATCCAGGGGCTACTGCACCTGTGGGGGTTGCAGGAGGTGTAACTTATTATGAGCATGAGCAGATGGTTGACGAAATAACTCCTCCAAGTAAAAATCCTGATTGGTATAAAATTTATATGGGGAATCAACAGTACAATGACGCTATCGCATTAGCACTGGCTGAAACATTTAAAGCTAAAAATATAAGTTTTGGTGCTGATTATTAGTAATAAGCTATACTACAAGAATAGATATGATTTTTTATGCCAACAGCAAGAGCAATCGACAAACTAAAGCAAGCCTTTAGTATTGAAGAACGTAGTAGTTACTCTATTTTAAAAGGAAAAGAACTTATCCTAAAAGTGTTTTGGTCGCCTCTTACGATAGCTGACAGAGATACAATAAACAATACATTATTGGCGATGAATAAAGGCCAGGAAGGAGGAAACCTTGACTTTGCTCTACAAGTTATTGTTACAAAAGCAGAAGATGAGTCAGGTGCAAAACTATTTACCGCAGGAGACATACCAACTTTAAGAAGAGAGATTCCTCTATCTGTCTTACTTGATCTAATGACTAAGATGCAAAGCATGGGCGAGGAGGAAAGCCCTGATGCCGTAAAAAGCTAGGCTAGAAAAAGACAACTTTATGTTTCTTCAGTTTTTTATCGCTGAGAAACTGGGATATACCCATAAAGAGCTCCGACAAAAAATATCTACCCAAGAACTGTTTGCATGGAACGCTTACTTCAGAATACAGGCAGAAAGAGAAGAAAAGGCTCACGAAAAAGCAAAAAGACAAGCTCAGAATCGTAAGATACGCTAAACTTGTGTTATCTAGTAATTTTTAGTAAGTGGCTGCCTCGAATTACAGTGTAAATATAAAGCTAAATACTAAACCAGCGATAGATCAGCTTGGAAAGCTGGAAAAACGTGTAAATGTTCTTAGAAGAAAACTCAATACTCCATTAAGAATTGAATCTAAAGCAGTAATGCTTAAAAAGCAGCAGCTTGCTTTAGACGATAGAAAGTTTGCCACAATGAAAATAACCAGAAGGTTAGGCGAACAATTAAGAAAATTAGAAAAAGATGGTTTAAATGTAGATAAGGAAAAATTACAGTTATCTAATGCAGCTAGACATACAGCTAAAGGAAGATTAGAAACCGCAAGAGCCTCAAACAAGTTAGTTGCCGATGAAATAAAAGGACTGCAAAAAGTAGTTTCCTTAAACAAACAGGCTGGTAGAACAGGATTTACTGCTGCCCAATACGGACCACAAATGGCTAATACCTATGGTGCTGGTCAGGCTGCTATGAATGTTGATACTAAATTTATACAGCAGACAACTCGTTTAAAAATTGCACATGATCTAAATATGCTTGAGTTGAAGGGAGTAGATATTTCAAAATTAAGAACTAAATTAGGCAAACTTACAGACGCACAAAGAAAAAGGGAATTTGGATTAGTAAGAAGGTTAAACAGGGAACTTACAAACGGCATTAAAAAAGAAAATAATAAACTAGCAATACTACGAGAACAGGAAAGAATAAACAATAGAAGATCAAGAGCTATAGCTGCTGCTAATGCTCCTACTACAGGTGGAAGAGGTGGAGGCGGTGCCATCTTCCAGAGTGCACTGATAAGTGGTGGTTTTCCTTTACTATTCGGGCAAGGACCAGTAACCGCTATCGGTGGTGCGTTAGGCGGTGGAATTGGTGCTGCTGTAGGCGGACAGATGGGTGGGTTTGCAGGAGGTATTGTCGGTACAGCTATTATTCAGACTTTAACAAACATAACCAACGGCATAAATGAATTAGGTGGTGCGTTGGCCGATCCAGCTAATAACATTGATAAACTGACTGAATCGCTATCTAAATTCGATAAAAATATTCTTACCTCTGTCCAGATACTTCAGTCAGCAGGACTCACAGCATCGGCAGGACAGTTTGCAAGAGCTAGATTTGGTATGCAGTTTGGTGCTGGTGGTGCAAATAGTCTTGAAGAAATGAACAAGGCATTTAAAGAATTTGCCAGGGTAACAACTAGGTTGGGAACAGAACTTGCAATATTAGCATCAGGTCCGTTAACTGGATTTATGAAAATGCTTAACTTTGTACTGGGTGGAGGAGGTACAGCAGCAGAAGGTGAAAGTTTAGCAGACACTATAGATAGGACTATAAGGGAACGTGAAAATGCCATAGCGAAAATAACCGATTTAGAAACTTCCTTACAGGAAGATTTAAAGAGAAGAAATGAGTTGAGAGCAAAGTTTGATACTAAAGAGGAACAAAGAGAGCTTGCAGCAAGCGGAGAACTAGGAAAAGTACAACGTGAATTTGCAAGATTAGGCGGAGTAATACAAGCAGGACAGTTAGATTTAGCATTACTAAAAGATCAAGTAAAGAACTTTGAAGCCACTATTAAGTTGGCTGAGTTGCAGCAAAGAATACTTAAAGAGACTGAGATGGATCTTAGAGCACAGATAGAACTTGAAAAAGTAAGATTAACGGGCTCTGAAAAAGAATTAATTACTTTGGAGCAAGAAGCCAAGATTAGAAAATTAAACTTTGCAATAGAAAAACAGATAGCTGAAGTAGAAGCTCTAAAAGAAAGTGGAAGTAAAGCAGAGTTAGAAAGAGCAGAACAAACTTTAGCCAATCTAAG